CCCGCTTCCAACCTAAGGAGCTCATGATGCGGCCTACAGTTACTGAGAAACTCGAAACGCACGACAATCATGTTACGCACCTTTTGGTGTCGGACGAGTGTGGTGTTCTTGTGAACATCACACTCGACCCCGACGCTTATCGGTGCGCGACAACGACTGCTCGCGCGGATCTTGTAACTCAAGTACTGAAAGCTTTGTCATGGCCTCCTAAGGATGATCTTCCTGTAACGAAATGGGAGTTATTCCCCTATCGTCGCAACGAAGATGTTTAGAAGCGGGGGCTTTTATCGCTGCCTTTTCTAGGGGCGCGATGCAGTACTGTTCCACGCTCAGGACTAAATGCTATGAAGGACCCAATTATCAAGGTGTTGGAGCATGCGTTCCTCGTGGCCGTAATAGCCATTTGGTCTGTCATTCTCCTCGTCTGGATATTGGATACACTTCATGCAAGCAGTCTCTGTCAGTAAAACTAAGCCGATGGTCCGCAAGGTTCATTCGACTGGAGCAAACCAAAACGTAGGCACGGGTAAAATCTACCAGGAAGTGGTTTCGCCAGGCACCCTCAGAAAGGGTGACTTTGTGACTCCAAATCCATGGGGATATACCTGCACCCGCAAAATTGGCAGCTCCATTCAGTTTGATACTTACGATCTTCTGCCGGTTAAGAAACTCATATACACTCATACAGGTCCTTTTAATTCCCAGGATCTGGCTGAGCCTTATGAGTTGGCGTGGCCTGACAGGACCTTAGTTTATAACATGTGTCTTGACAAGCTTAATCAGCGAGTCAGAGGTGAACTTGATCTCGGTGTAGCACTAGCCGAGCTCGGATCCACCAAGCGCATGCTCTTAGCAGCTGCTAAGATTATTCGTTACGCCAAGGGTTACCGAGGCATTTCGAAAAGTATATCTAAGGATGCTGCAAATGGGTGGCTTCAGTGGCAATATGGTTGGAAACCTCTCTGCAAGGATGTTTTCTCTGCAGCGGATGAATCCATCAGATTTACTCTGAACAAACTCCAGCGCTTTAAGGCTAGAGTTTCGCTACCCGTAGAACGGAACTTCAGTGAACCTCTCAACGGCTTTGCCACTACATTTGATAGTAATGTCAAATTGAAGGGGAAGCAGTCATGCACTTTGTGCATTACCTTGGAGGTGCAAGATTTCGATTTGGCCAGATGGTCAAGTCTTAACCCTGTATCCTTGGCTTGGGAAGTGATTCCCTACTCCTTCGTTGTTGATTGGTTCTACGATGTTGGTTCCTATCTTCGGAACCTTGAGACGTCACTCCTTTATAGGACGGCGTTCAAAAGAGGATATAAGTCTGAGTTATTTGTCTATGATTCGCATCAAGTGATCCCTTCGGGGACAGTTGCTTCGAATAGCACGAGTAGCGCCTGGAAAGTTGTAACTCTCCCGGCAATCTACAAAGTGCGACATAGGCAGTTCTCTCGGACAGTCCTCGCGTCGTATCCGTCACCTAGATTACCCACCTTTAAGGTGGACCTCGGGTCCTATCAGATGATTTCTGCTGGGGCCCTCCTGCGTCAGTTGTTCTGACGTATTCCTAAACTAACTCCTGTATACCTTAGGGTTTAAGGGAGCTTCAAATGAGGTAACTCATGGCACTTGCCAATATTGTACTGGCAGACGCACAGGCGACCCCTGTGAACCATACTTTCGTTCCCCTGGGCCCGGATTGCTCCGGTACCTACTGGTGGGAGGATCAAAGCGCAGCTGCTGCTGTCGGCAACTGGCGGATCAGTTTTCAACTGATCCGTCCTGCCGTTGCACAAGCTGGGCAGAGTTCCGCCAACCGTGTGTACCGAGGCAAAATCGGGTTGCATGAGCCTATCCTGGAGACTGTGAGTAACAACACAGTTTCTGGTATTGCTCCTGCTCCGACCGTTAGTTACGTCTCGAGAGCTTTTATCGAGTTCGTGATGCCCGAGCGGACTTCTTTGCAGAACCGAAAGGATCTGCGGAAGATGCTCTATAATCTCTGCAATGAAACTCAATTCGTTGCATTGATCGAAACGCTCATCACGCCTAACTAACGAGGTGTACCTTGCGCAAACCAAGCAGTGATGCTATGGAGTCTGTTGTACAGACTCTGTGTGAGCGTATTGGAACACCTAGGGCCCTATCAGTGTGGTTATGCTATAAGTATAACCAGGAAGCTCTTTTGGAGCTTCCCTTGCCTGATATTGCAGTTGGTACCTCTGGTTCGTTTCACGAAGATTACTTCATAACCGAGTACTTACAAAAGTACAAGGGGTTGAAGCTTTCTCATGATCCGGCCCAGAGGGCCCTCAGTCGCTGGATGGCTTCTGAAGAGAGTTGCCGAAAGGTTAATAGCTCGTTTCGTGACCCGTTGCTCCGATCATTTACAGATCGCGCTCATAGAGCCCTATTCGGGGCTCAGCGTAAAATAGCGGCGGTTCTTGGAAACTTGTGTTTACCAATCGTCTTCTCTGACTGCAAGTGGGGACCGGGCGCAACTTTCGATTTGAAGCGAGAGTTGGCAACCCCGGACAAAAAGATGACCGAGGTTATTTCGGTTACAGCAAAGGCTATGCCTTATTTAAGGGCTATCCTAGAAGCCGACCCGCATTGGGCTGCGTGCCTCCTGGGTGTTTTACCAGAGGGCCCGTACTCTTTGCTTTCTTCGAACTTTAATATAGTTCGCGGAAGTCGTTTTCTTACTGTACCGAAGAACGCCAAAACCGACCGTTGTATTGCTGCGGAACCTACTGGTAATTCATTTCTCCAGCAAGGTGTACACAGCTATATGCGGCGACGGTTAAGGCGTTTTGGTGTCGACCTGGATGAACAATCCATCAACCAGGAGCGTGCGCGTGAAGCGTACGCTAACGGGTTGGCTACACTTGATTTAAGTGCGGCGAGTGACACCATCTCTCGAGAACTTGTCTTCCACTTACTGCCTGTTGACTGGGCGTTCCTCCTGGATGATCTTAGGAGTCATTCGACTAAAGTCGGTGACTCTTGGATACAAACTGAAAAGTTTGCTTCCATGGGGAATGCTTTCTGTTTCGAACTTGAAA